TACCGAACAATACATTTCACTATTCATGTTATCTCCTTATTAATTTTTTCGCCCACTCGGTAGCATCCACCTAGCCTAACCTACATCCTTTTTTGATGTGTTGCGTTTTAGTGAGCGAATTCTTTCTGCGACCGCCTGGACTACGTCCACAGTTACCGCATTTCCAGCTTGTTTATATCTTTGGGTATCACTTATTGGTGTTGGTTCCCCATCGAAATCCCCAAACTCATTCCAATCATCTGGAAAACCTTGCAACCTCATGCACTCTACTGGAGTTAGTCTGCGTATGGAAGTTTGGTTAATCTGTACTCCATGCTGATCTTGTTGCGTCAACGTAAACATATCTTCGCCATCTTCTTTAAATCTGCGACCATTTTGTCTTTTTTCTGCACGATTTGGAGTTAATACTGCTTGTACCGTATATTGTTGCATACCAGTATCTAATGTCTGTGCCTCACCTTTACCCACTCTACCTCGCCTGGTCTTGCTATTAGGCACAGAAAGATTGATCGAGTCACCTTCCTCTGCTTCTGCGTAACCTTTCTTCGTAGCTTCTGGAACTTTATATAAACCAGTTTTTGCTCCCATGCCGCCACCATCCTTAATCGTTCTTGAGATTCCATTGGCATCATACACTCGCGTAGCTTCGCTATCTTTACCTATTGTGCCGACTCTTACAATCTTTGGGTCTTTGTAGTCTCTACTTAAAAGGCTAGGGCACACATCCTTAAAGCCAATTTCTCGTGGACTTGCATTGCTAATCTTGTGGACTAATTGCATTCCAGCATGATTTTCTGGGTTTCCCGCAACTGTCAAACATTTACTATACTGTCTAATGGATTTTCTTGGCTTTTCCAATCTTTCATTTTCCCTACCTGTTTCTCCGATAGGAAATACTTGTGGTCCACCTCGGTTTCCAATATATCCGACAATGTATATCCGCTCTCTATTTTGGGGTAGCCACCAGCGAGTATTAAGTAATTGGAACTCAATGGTATACCCAAGGTCACTAAGAATTCTGTAGATGACAGCAAATGTTCTTCCATTGTCGTGACTAAGTAGGCCTTTAACATTTTCGAGTACCAGACAGGGGATTGGGTCCCCACTATCTCTGTAATGTCTAAGAATCCGTGCAATTTCAAAAAATAAAGTACCTCTGGTGTCATCGAACCCTTTTCGTTTTCCAGCCACGCTAAATGCTTGGCACGGAAATCCGCCACAAAGGATGTCAATGTGATTTGGGAGATCTCTTCCTGGTTGAATAGTTGTAATGTCACCTAGTTCCTCCGATTTTGGGAATTTATGTCTATATACCGCACTAGAATACTTGTCAATTTCACTGAATCCCACCCAATCAAATTCATATCCAGCCTGTTCAAAACCCTTATGAAAGCCACCAATCCCACTAAATAAATCGAGCATTTTCATCTTAGGTCCACACAGGAAAGTCTAATTTCTTTTTTTTTTCACAAAGTTTGCACAACCCAGCATACCCGTCTAAATGCGCCTTGCTTTTATAAAACATATTTAGATTTTTGACCTCTTCACACTTATAACATTTTTTTTCAGTTTTTTTACTATACTCCTTTAACAATTTCTCTCTTTTAATTCTGTGATGTTCTTTATTTTTTTTTGATATTATATCTTTTTGCCATTGCGGTATTGGAATACCTCTATTCCATGCTGGTTTGCCGTACATACCATTATTCTTACCACTACTCCTCTTGCTCAACTTCCTACGAGTTTCGTCTGTCACGACTCCCCTTTCACGCTTTGCCATTTTTGCAATAATTTCAGGTTCTTGCCATCTCTTCTTCATTGATACGCTTTTTTTTATTTGAACTTCTTCCGTTTGCACATAATCAGAGTTTAATTGCCCTTGTCTGAGTTTCTCCCTTTCCTCTTCTGTACATATATAACCTTTCTGAAAATGGGGATATGTCTCAGGATGATTTTTAATTTTCTCTGTCATAAAAACTATCCACGATTCAGGCATAATTTTCCCAGTCTGAGCAACACTCTGTCTCTCCTTGACATGTGGAGCATGATTGAATGATCTATTCCCCCCAGTATTGCAATTATATCCATAATCGGGATTCATTGTATTATATTTAGCAATCAATCGTTCTTTATAGGCAAAGGCATCGGTTCTATTAGAGAATCTATCCTCTATCCTATATCTAAAATTTGTTTCTCCATATCTCGCATAAGCCTTATGGAAAGGAGACTTTCCCTTTCTGGATGTGGGTTTAAGCTCCATTTTTGGCATTATACATTTTGCTTTTTGCCTATGGTAATACTTCGCCTGTTTTAGTGAATTATATCCTGTTAAACAAAAATATTTTTTATTATTCAATTTATTAGTAATACTATAAGCTATCATTTTTTAAATATTAATTCTTTTCATTATTTCATCTTACTTGCTGCACTGCATACACGTTTTACGCTTCTTTCCAATCGTAGGAAAATTATCGTAGTGGTTGTAAACAATTTTTTTTCTTGCGCGATTGAACATAGTTCGCGAGGACTCATTATCTATTTGCCAACATCTTTTACAAGATGTACAATATTTTATTTCTTGGTCCGCTTTTTTTGCATCATACGCTGGACCGCCATTATATGAATTCGGCCTCATTTATTTGCAACGCGGACATGTTTTCTTTTCTTTACCAATACGAGGTATTACACCAAATGGATACACCATATAATGCACTTGGTATAGTTTCTTGTTTACTTTTTCCCATACTTGACCGCATTGGTCACATGCCTTTAAATTGTCATCTACGACCAACTTTCTTCCTCTTGTCTCCTTATATTTTACATGCAGCATTTTTTTACCTTCCTTTTAGATCCGCAAATGCACTCTTCATTGCGCCCCACCAACCTTTTGGCTTCGCTTTCTGTGCAGCTAAACGGATTTCTTTTGTATTGTCTGATGAATCCACCATAGCCACCACTGGCTCTGATGAGCTTGGTCTTGAAACTTGTTTTGCCGCTTGACGGCGCAGATTTCTCCGACGTACCCATTCTGAATTTGGATACTTCTTCTTGTGATGTTTTGTCTTTGGCATTACCCAACCTTTTCTTTTACCTTTTGAGTTATATCTACTTCGCGCCCATTTTTATCTACGAACGCAGCAAAGAAAACTTCGCTGTTACGTCTTAATTTCATTTTTGACTGCATATCTTCAACCAATTCATCTATGTCAAAAGCCATTACTGGTTCATCTTGCCAGACATCATTATGATTATCAAAAGCAACGCTACCTATATAATGTGCTTTCATAATCCGCAAAATCCTTCTTCGCACATGAACAATTCTTGTTGATCTGCAAATTCAATCCTTTCTAATGGTACTAATGATCTATGTAAGTATAGGCGATCATCCGATCCTCTGTTTGACGAATCTCGTATTGCATTATCAACATCTATACATTGTTCCCACGATTCAGGATATACTTCTTTTAGTTCTTTCCAATTCTTATCACTATGATATGGACAAAAGATGCAACTCGATTTAGGTGGTACAGGAAATTGCAATTCTTCAAATAATTTTATGCAATCACCTCGTGACATTCTATTGTCAATTAATGGATAGTGATATGTGGCTCTCGGTAATTGACTAATTTTCATTCTCTGTATCTCATCCAGGCTGATGCCAAGCCACACTTCTGTCATGGGCATACGCTTATGAGGCTTTAAACCGTGCAGTTCTCTAATTTTTTTTATAACTGGTTGAATCTTGTACTCACCAGTACATTGTCTCCTTCCCATTCCACCGTGTTCTGTGAAAGCTGGGATAGATGCGAATCTTACACCTCTTGAGTTTTGTGCTTTTAATATGTCCTGTAATAAATTTCTCTCATTAGTCACATGAATTGGAATACCATTATTGTCTTCTGCCCAATCCTGTAACAATTCCAGTATCTCATACGTCCGTGGTAATTCAGCACCAGGATCAGCAAAGATTGCATGATCTGCTCGGTCAATGCGACCCATACTACTCATTAAGTACATTGCAGTGCTTTGCACTCCAACGCCGAGTGATATAACTTTCATCATCAGCTAAACTCAGGAAATCGCTCATAGCTGTAAAACCATTTGCGATGTTTACTTTGGTTATTTTTACCAGTGGTCATAGCTAAAGTAATAGCATGTGTATTTTCATACGGTACATAAGCTATGATTGATTTAGGCGCATAGTATATCGCCACCACATCAACTCTTCCGCTATGACTATATTTTGAGGTATTGACCTCGATTGCAGTTTTTTTCATCACCGCACTCACTGTTTTGATTTGCACCCTCTTCATTCTCCCATTCACAGTTTCAACAACTAGATCTACTTGCGCAGTATCGCATTCAGGTAAATAAGTATTATATCCAGAGGCTAACAAATGTTGTCGCACAGCCAGCTCACCAACTTTGCCTTTATTAATACTATGCAAAGAGTAACTCCAACGACTGCAATTGACTTTGTTCTAAAGTGTAGCATGCACCATAGCCAAGGTCTTTTAAATTGCAATCTTGTAATAAATAATGTGTTTTTGCTCCACCCAATATTTCGAAGCGTGGAAATTCAGCATAGACTAATATATATAAATCACATGCGTCTGCTTTTTTGGTAGATTTAGCTTGTAGGTAACCAGGATTATAACTGGTTGTTTTTACATCAATACGCTTGCCTTTTACTTTAAGGTCGTATCCACTATAATGTGGACCGACAGTTAAGTCAGGAAAACGATTAAAATATTTGCAGACGGCTATTTCACCGCCCATACCGTTTATGTCAGGATCTAGCTTTCTTTGTCCTCTGGAGATCACCCCATTGGCTTGGTTCTGCATCATTCTTGCTTTTCCTGACAAAACCGCTAGATCCGTTTCTATTTGGTTTAGCGTTATTGTCATGTGTAGTCTCTTTAGTATGTGAATGCAATGCGGCATACAAGATCATATAATTAGCAATGTCCAGGCAACGTGACCTGACCGCTTCATCACTAAAAACTTTTCCTGTTTTTGCTTCATTGCATAAGGCATCAAAATGCTTACAAACGTAACCCATTAATGCCTGTTGTGGTGTTGTTCCGAGTCGGTCTGCTACATGGATAAAGTTGTACAGCTTTGACTCATTAGAAATTGTGTATTCGACTGATTTGTTATCACTTAATTCCATTGCCTCTGCAATAAACACGTCTCTAAATTCTTTAAACTTTTCGTAGGTCATTTTTTTTTCCACTTTTGAATGTTGGATTATCAATGATTCTGAATATTTCATCACAAACATCCATAGAAATACCAATCCTTACATCCTCATTTTTAAGGTTAACATCCTCTTTAGATCTATCTGCTAGTATCTTATTTATGCTAGAGCCTACAATCTCTATCATCTTGCGTCGTACTGCGTAATCTTTAAACGGAGTCATGGTAGTTAGCCACCGTGCGTAGGACTGATCGATTTATTAACATTTTTGACTCCGTTTATAATTTTTTGCATCACAGAATTTCTTACGATCCATACCCAAGGTTTAAAGTCTTGTCGAACCATAACAATGTCAGCGTTTTTGAAACTCAAGTAATCGGCTATCTTTTTTCGTCGCTTGACTTGAACCAGTATGGTAAGATCACCTTTAGTTGCCTTAACGTCAATGTCGCTTTTTTCACCGAAGGCTCTACCATCCGAACCAAAACTACGTTCAGCAGCAAAGCCAAGATCTTCAAGTAATTTAACTACCTCGACTTCGCCACCATAACCTTTTCGTGATGCCTTACTTGACATTAGAATGGTAAATCATCACTCTTTGCGTCTACACTTGTTGCTGTCTCAAAGATTTTTTTCGGATCATAATCTTTTTTGAACGCGTCAAATGTTGTTTTTACTTCATCTTCAAGCGTTGATTTCGGACATGGAGTGCTAGTATAAGTAGTATCCATTCCGTCACCACTACGAGTCACAATTACATCGTATCCTAATAGATTTCCCCATTCAGAATTTGTATCAAGATTCTGCAAATCACGCTGTACTGTCTTTTGAGTTATATCTAGAATCTTAACTTGCCCATCAGACCACACTGGTACTTGCCAAAAATGCTTTGGCTTCTCACCCGCTGGTGCTTCATTTGCAGCTTTAATTCTGACACATACTTTATCATCTTGCCAATATTGATAACCCATAATCGGGGCATCAAGAAAACGGAAACGATTTTCACCTTTTTGAAATCTCATAAAAGTAGAATCCCCACCGCCTGGTACATCATATGTTGGTTCTAGTAATCCCATTGTTTAACTTCCTTTGTTATCTCTGTGTAAGTAGCTATGTATTGTAGTTTCTCAGAGCGTGATAGCCGAGTCCGCTCGGCTTTCTCGTTTCTGATAGTTGTAGCCACGTCTTTTGATCAATCCTAAAATTTGTTTTAATTGTGATTTATTTACTGTGGACTTAATTCCAATATCACAATCATAAATTCCATTCTCTTTACCAGGTATAAATTCTTTATATATATGGAGTATTTTTTGTACTTCCGCTGCTATTGTAATTCTCTCAGTTTTATTTGGTATGTGTACTATATAGATCATGGGCGATGTCTAATGGATATAGTTGTAGTAAGGTAAGGGAAGGTCCATTTTAAACAACACCGCCCATATGCGGAGCTTTTTTCTTATCGGTGATAATTTCAATTGTATTATCAATACTTGTTCGACTTATCAAAGTTTTACTACCAAATTTTTTAAGTTTTATATCGGTGTTTGCAATTTTTGATTTGCATAGGTCAATTGCATTAATAATCGATCGCCTAGAAACACCTAAGTATTCGGCAGCTTGGTCTATATTTAACCACTGCTGATGTGTGTTTATTTGTCGGGCCATATAATCTCATCTGTTGTGCAATGTAACACTAGAGCAATTCTTTCTTTATGCTCAAATCTGAATTTACGCTTTCTATTCATCATTAGAGACAACATACTTTTATCTAAAGCTATATGACGAGCTAGAGCGTTTTGACTCAACTTATTATGTTGCATCTTTTGTAGTAGTGTTTCTTGCATAAGGTTTATTTTTTTGTTGTTTGAGCTAACACATTTTAAAAACTAATGTATCTTTTTGAAAGTGTTTTTTTGCATTTTTGCAATATAATGCATAACTTTACCTATTAATTATAGTAAGGAGACGACACAATGGCATCAATATATAAAAAATCTGATATCAATAAAACACAGTATATTGTTTCTTTTAAAAATCCACATACTGAAAAATGGAGTAAAAAAACTTATAATACAAAAATAGCAGCAACAAAAGCACTTGCAATATACGAGTATATAGAGACATGTAAAAAAATTGGCAGTGATGATTGGAAACGAGTTTTTATTCAAACAAAAGCAGAGATAACTATTGCTGGAGTTTTTGAATCATACAAAAAAAACTTTCTAGTTAATAAAACCAATCATGGTACTATTAAAAGAAGAAAAGTAGCAATCCGATCATTATATCGAGTGTTTAAAGAAAACACAACAGTATCAAATCTTCGTAATAAGAACGTTAAAGGTGTACAAGGATGGCAGTTGTATAAAGACTTTTATCAACATCTTAGTAGGCGAACAGTGAATGGGTATTTGACTGAAATTGGTCATATGTTTCGATGGGCAAAAGAAACTCAAGTGATTGGTTGTGATGTAATATCAAAGCATGATTTGTACACTAAAGATGAGTTGCAACCAATCGTACATAAAGAATGGAAACCAGTCGAAGTGATTGCCTTAAGACAACATCCAAATTTAACCGAATATCAAGCTGATTTCTTAAACCTATACATCCTTACTGGTTTAAGAGTTTCCGAACTTCTAGGGCATAATTATCACGATAAAGATAAGGAATTTACATGGGATAACGTAGATTTTGATCGCAACATTATTTATGTACAAGTCAAACGTGGTAAAATACGTTTAGCTAGAGCAGTACACCAGGATGTGATGAATATTCTAATGAAATGGAAAATTAAAGGTTTCAAAAGACCATTAGATTTTAATTATGGATGGATACGCAATAATATTATTCCAATTATATGTATGACACTCGGTTTCACATTTACAATGCATGACCTACGCAGATTAAATGCACAGCTTGCAAGACCAGTGCTAGGTTTAGAAGGTGCTGCGAAATCTATTGGTGATAGTAGTTTGGATGTAGTAGAAAAACATTACGCTCATATTAGTTTTGCTGAAATGAATCGTATTAATGATGCAGTTAAGGAACAATTAACCACATTAACAGAGACACATGCGTAAAAATATAGCCTAGCTTTTTTTTCGTAGGCTAAAACTCTTCCTCTATTCGTAAACTAACATTGTAAACATCATTTGCTACTTGATTGAGACTAAGTGAGTTTTGACCAAACCTGGCGAACATAAAATCAGATTCTGCACCATCAGCGGCTGTGTCTTTGTCTATGCAGAATATAAATGGTCTTGTTGGGCCGTCTGTAATGTTCCAGATATCAGAAACTACAGTGTCATCTGAATAAATATAACTATATGATTCTAGTGGCAATACGTCTGAACTACTTAAAAAAGAAAAATTAAAATCATAGCTTATTCTACCACCATAGACCTTTTGTGCATTGGTAGCTAAAGTAAATGGACTTTTTGAGGTCGATGATGCTGTTCTGCCAAGATTGCCGACAGATGCATATCGTTGACCACCGACAGACTCTTGCATCTTGACTTTGTCATATTCAATGCTCCTAGTTAATTGCATATCAGGACTATGTGGCATTTCAAACGACTCTCCAATCATAATACCACCCACTGTTAGGTCCGTGCCGCCCCAAGTGCCATTAACTGCGTTGCCAGTGTTAGTTGTATTGCCCTCAAATTGTATTGCCCAATAGCGTAAGTCTTGCTCATCAAATGTAATAATAGTTGTTCCATCTGTAGCTGGCTCAATTACAATGCTCTTATTATCTGAATGTGCGGTACGAGTATCAGCATTAACAGCTTCTGCATTGGTAATGCTACCCCAATTAATATCCGCAGTGTCGGCATTCGCACCATCTAGGGCTGTGACATCTGTACTTTCATCACCAGCAAAAATTCTTATTTTACCAACCGCTGTCGCAAGATTGTGATTTAATATTGCAATGTAGTTTTGTTTATGACTAGAAGTATTGAACACAAACGTACATAAAACGTGACCATCTGTGTCCGCACTTGTATCAAATGTAACTAAGTTTAATGGTTTTAAGTCGCAAAGGTCAGCTATTGTTTTATTACTTGGTAAACCTACAAATGTATTTCCAGCATGAGTTGCCGTTACTGCTCCAATAGCAGAATCACGACCACGATGAAAACTAATAAGGTCCGTGAAAAATTTTGGTGTACGAATATTTTGATTAGCCATCAGCCTACCTCTCGTGCTTTAATGCTCACTTTACCTATAGAGCGTTTCAGTTCTGTTACCATATAATAATCTGCCCAATTATCACCAAATGGAGTGATTGTCATTTCTCCAGCCGTGTTAGAAAACTGAATTATGTCTCCTGTTTCTAAATTATAACCTTTGGCTGGGTTAATAATATTGCATGATACTTCTTTTTTAACATTACCATAGATATTCATATAATAATCTGCAAAACCATCATTTGCATCCCCACCACCTGGATCAGCATTGCCTGGCTTATTGACATTCATATCTAAATTGACTTGTTTGATATTTTCTTTAGTATCAATATTTAATTTTGCTCTGATTTTATTGGTACTATCTTCAGAGGTTATGTTACTAATATAATTTTTAGTGGCTGGATTAGGTTCATATCCGATTTCCATTTTTGTAATTAATTCAGTAAATGGAGTAGTAGATATTGTCACAGCGTTTATATCGGCTTTAGATAATGTTTGTACTACATCACCAGATGCATAAGAGTCTTTAATAAGCCAATATGAACCAACTCCATCTGCACGAAATTTGAAAATAAAGCCGAATTCATATTGAATCTTGTCTAATGCTTTTTTTAATTCGATTGGCTCTAAAAACCATGAACGTATATTCCAAGCAGCGGTATCAATACGTTTATCTTCTACATCTAATCCAGAATTCCAATTGTATATATTTGCATCTGTATCATCGTATCCTGTGAATCTTACCAGTAGATCTCTATGTGCTTCTAATCCTGTGGTAGCTACACCACTACCACCATTGTAACTTTTTGTTAATCCATCACCACCACAATAAAGATAATTAATGCTTTTTAAGGATTGAAATCCTTGGTCTTTATCTGTGAAATCTATTTCTGTCAAGACATTAGCTATTACGTCATATAATCTAGGTGTAAATATACACACACCACTGGTGGCTACGTTTCCAGAGGAATTAAAATTTATCGCTTGTATATCAATATTATCTGACCATCCACCAGTGCTATTAAACACCGAAAGCATACTTGACCCTGTATCCGTAGTTGTAGACGATGAAGCAGTTGTACCGCTGTCCCCATTATTACTGCTATTGTCTGTAGTGTCAAAAGTATCATTGAACCCCCAAGTGTTATTCTTAATTGTACAATCCATTGTAGCAGAGGCATCTTCATTTACATTTTGTCGTGTTACAATCCAATCATAAGCAATAGTCATTGTAACTGAAGCAACCTTATGATCTGCTCTTTGCCAGTTAGCCTTATATCTCTTTGTCAATGTACTGCTGGGAGTGCTATTAGTAGACACCAATGATGTCTTTGTACTTGTGTCATTTGCAAGAGGAGTATCAAATGCATGATCGCCATCGGTCCAGCTATCTGTAGATACATTTTCTACTGGTTTCATCTTAAACATTTTTGGTATTGCATGGTACGCTCGTACCGCATATCCGTTTTTATAACTTTCGTTGGCAGCATCAAAACTAGAAAAGTCATCTACAAAAACTGGCAAAAACCTATCAAGGTTTCTATCGTAATAATGTGGATATGCTGTACTTGTTATACTATGTATACCAGTTAAATAAAATGCTTCTGTTGCTCGAACCTCATTTAATGGTATCGGATACAAGCTCTTACTAGCACAATAACCTATAGAGGTGCTATTGGCAGTAAAGTTCCCATAGCTTATCGGAAAATATTCACTTGTATCTGAAGTTTTTGTTTGTGGTATAGTAACCTTATCCCACGGCTGCTTTTCAGTAATAAGTAAGGTAATCTGGTCATTTGAATGAGTGATGTCTACTAATCGACCATGATATATTTGAACACAATTGGTCAAAGCAGTATTATTATTAAGTTGTGAATATATTTTAACTGTTCTATTTAAATATTGTCTTGTGCCGCCAAATAATTCTGCTGAAAAGTCACTACCTTTGTAATTAAAATTTGCTAGAGTAAGTCTAACTTGACTTGTTTTTGCCTGTGAACGTGCTAAGTCTATAGACGTTCTGATAGTTGGCGTAGAAATAATACTACCAAAATAAAACACCTCATTGACAGTCGTATCTGACAATGCTAACGGTGTAAAGTTATACCAAAAAATAGGAGCATCATCATCATGTTCAGCAATAGTTGTACGCATTACACCACGAGTAACAGTTACAGTATGAGCCGCACCTGATACATCTTCAATTCTCATGATCTCAGTATCAATCTTAATATGATCACCGACTTGAAATACGGTGTTATTATCTACATTAACACCAGTTTCGGAGTCATCTAATGCTTCGTTAATTAAATTAGCATTTCCATTGGGTGCAATAACTGCATCATATCCACCTTCACCTAGACCCTGGGAATCACCATTATAATAGCTTAACTCAACTAGCCAATTCTCTACTAAATCATTGTTCTTAGTAGACTCACTATATCTTACTGGTAGTGTTAAGCTCACGCTAAGTTTCTATTCATCGCTTTATTTATAGCTGGAATAATATGATCAATTACTGTGTCATCTACTAAAGGTGCTGAAATATTTACAGTAACATTGCCACTTTCTCCAGAGCGATTCATGTCTGCTAAATTTTGCACACCAATGTTTTGTACAGCTTCCCTACGCATAATGAACTCTCCAGCCTGTGCCATAATAGGTACATTATCTTTTCCTTGTACCATACCGCCAGTAGCAAAGCGTTGTATGCCGTTATCTTTAATTAATCCACCAGTATGAGCAAAAAATGATGATGCAAGATTCATCAAACCACCAGTAGCAGCACCACCTGGTGTTAACGCAATAATAGTACCTACTGTTCTAAGAAAAATGCCAAACATTTGATTTGCGTCTGCTGTACCAGAGCGCAATCCTTGCATTGCTCCAGCTAAAATATTAATGGAAGCTGCTCCAGATATACTGCTATTACTTACATTTTCAATATCAGTTCTCATGCCAGCAGAAGCCATTGCTGCATTTTCCATTTTAGCAATTTGATCATCCATCAATTGATTGGTGTGCGCAATTTCTGATTGTCGCATTTTTTCAAGTTCTGATAACGCTAATATGCGTTCTTTGCGCATCACTTCTTCCATATCTATATCACTTAATATATCAAGACGTTTTATTTCTTCAGCGTTAAGAGCTTTTATTTGGTTTTCAAGCAATGCTATTTTTTGCGTAATACTTAATGTGCCTACGCTAGTAGTTTTTTGTGCTGCATTGGACTTATCATATACATCAGTTAAGTTTTCTACTAAAGGACTAAGTATTATAATACCATTTGCAACTTGGTCAATAGAAGTTCTTTGGTCATCAGCCAATATTGTGAAGTTTTTAAATTCTGCTTGTATTTCTGGTGGTATCATAGAAATAGAAACTATATCACCATCACTTAATGCTTTCTTAGTTGCTTCTAATGGTTTTTTTACATTTCTAAGCTCTTCTTTAAATGTGTTTAATTGCCTGGTAAGGTCATCAATATCTTTATTACCTCGCACTTTACTAGCAAAAACATCTACTGCTTCACCAAAAATTTGATATTCTTGTCTTCCTTGTTTGAATATCACTAACCAGTCTCTAAGCCTATCTGCATTATCGGTAATACGCTTTGTAGCACGCGTCATTGCTGGTAGAAATACGTCTCCTATTTCTGCTGCAAGACGTGATAATGAATCACCCATGTTACTCATTGCACCAGTAAAAGTTTTAGATAAGCGTTCTGTCGAACCAGCAATGCCTGTGCTGGGATCAGTAAAGGTTTTTACCATTGCTTCTCTAAATTGTGGCAGTGTCATATCTGTGAGATTTTCGATACCTTCAAAATCTTTAATAATATTAAGTATTCCTTTTTCCCTGAATATGTCAGCAGCACCAGCACCTCCAGCATACGCACGACCAAATGCATTAGCTGCTTCCGTTGCGCTTGTACCCATAAATGCAGCCAAGTCTGTGATTGGACCTAAAAGTGCTTCTGCATCTGCACCAAACGCTTTTAACTGCGCACCCGCATTAACAACATCATCTAGAGTAAATGGAGTTTTTGCAGCTACTGTATTAAATTTTTGGAATGCTCGTTCTGCATCTAAAACACCACCCATTAAACCTACCAACCTTGCTTTTACATCTTGAAATTTTGACGCAGAACTAATAAACACGGATGTTGCTTTTGTGGCAGCACCAATTGCAAATGTATAAAGTAAAAAACTATTTCTAATAGAACCGATACCGCGTATCAATCCTTGGGTACGACCTCGTAATTGGCCTGTGGTTTTATCATATTGCTTGGTGGATTTTTCTAGTCTTTTTATTTCACGAGTTGACTTACCAAAACCTTTACTTCTTACTTCAATAATGAATTTCTTATCAGCCATTTTGTTTTTTTGCTTGTTCGTTTATGATTGCATTATACTCTTCATCAATAGCCGAAAAGATGACTAACCGTTGATAGTCAGCTTCATCTATAGTATTTGCTATTGGTATGTTAAAGCGTTTCATACTCATGTATTCTTCCATAGCAAAACTTGTCTCTGGTGTACAGAAATACGATGAATCGGCACATAAGACTAGATTGTAAAAAAGATTTGTTCCTGGTGTATATTTGCAATCTTTATCTTCATTTAAGATGCGGTCTACTTCATTCCACAATTCAACTTCAGTATATGTAATGGATTTCTTGAGTGTGGGTGATTTTGCCTGGTATGGAAACATCAAATTGCGTGATGGTTGTTGTTTATAAAACATCCACGTTGCTACTCGATGCATAATTATTTTTTTTTAGACGGCTCTTTGTAATCGTTGTATATCTTCATTAAGATTTCATCAATTTCATTATCATCTAATTTACCAAGTTTTTCTTCAGGATTGGTAAATCCATAGTTCAAAATCCAATCTAATACGTCAAAAAACTTAGAAGTCACAATAGAACCATCAGCTCCGATTGCTTTAACTTCTAATTTATGTAAATCTCGTCTTGCTTTAAATGTTATATCCGTAACATCAAATGTTCCATGTTTTGTTTTTACTGTCATTTTTCTCTCTCATTAAAATGATCAGTCCTACGCGATGGTGATACTAATTATTGTTGCAGATTCAGAAGCTGCAAAAGCTCTGAATGGTATATTTTGTAACATGTACTCGCTTACTTCTGGCTTAGAGTCATCTACCATTGCATCGGGAATAGAAATAGTGAAACCACTACTTTCCGCAAGGTCCACTGCGATACCAGTGCTATCGCCTTTTAAATTTGCGACAATATCTTCTAGCGTGTCATCTCGCTTTGCTACCAACGTCCCTGTTACTTCGTAAGGTCCAGTTTGTACATAACCAAAAGGATTATAATCTGTTGTGTTGATGAAACTAACGCGTTCTAATGGTCGTGATATTGTAATCTCCCATGAATTTAATACTAATGGATTGGAATTAAGGTTTGCGGTACTTAAAGAAAAAATGTTTTTTGGAGCTGCGGTGTCTAATGTTTCGCTTGATGCTGCCAATGTATTTTCTACTGGTCTATATCCAGTAACAAATGTCGATTCTACAACCATTTCTCCACCATTAGCTGTCACATCTTCACGCATTGTCATTGACGTACAAAAGCATCCAATCATTACTGAACTAATGTTGGTAGCATCAGAACCACCATTTTTAAATAAAAGCGTAACAGCATTTACTGTATTTACACCATGTTTCATTACGCCAGTAGTTGTCGCTGGTGTTAAATTACATGCACTTGCGCCATCACCAAATAAGGGCAAACAAGATTTCAACACTGCGGTTGGCGTACCACGCATAGTCAATGTTACTTCATACATTTGCGTGTCTGGTCGATGATGGGCTTGTGTTTCTAATTGCCCATAGATACCACTTTTACCTGGTGCAACATCTATAGGTGCAGAAACATGTTGTACATTAAAATCTGTTACTTGTAGAAAATCCCAAGTATCACCCGCTGCGTGAGATGTACCTAATGCGACGTTACTAGCTTTACTGCCAATAGCAACCGCTATATCTGATTTTGATTGAAAATTAGTTTCGGCCATTATTTAGTTTCCTTTTTTAATTTTTTTTCTACACACTCAAGATGTGTTTTTAAATCTTTTGGAACTTCAGTTATATCTACTTCTTCATCGTTCATTAAACGCTTATGCTTTGCCGCACTCCAATGTGCGTTATAATTCTTCTCATCAGATAATTTTTTATAACTGTCTTTTGCTGTATATTTCACGATATAATCTCCATTACTGATACTGTTGTAGACATGTCTGCACTTAATATATTTTGATTATCTTCATCACGGCTATAGACGATATTTTCTACCACTGCATTATAGAATTGTCTCGTACCACTTACGGTGTAATTTCTTTTATTGTACATTAGCCTTTTATATCTTTCTGCAATTGACGCTACTTGTTTAATACTATTTTTTGTGTAATTACCAGCCAAATCTAGTTGATAATTCACATTAACAGTGTAATCTCTTACTTGCCCAATATTGATTTCTTCAACATAGTCATCATTTATAGGCGTAATTAAAAAACTTTGTATACCTCTTTCAGTGAATTGATCATACAATATTGGTATAGTGAATTCATCTGCAATTATAGTATTTAAATTGTCAATTACTCTGTCAAAAATGACATTCTCATATGTGATTGCCATCTACTTATAGTCCTTTAGATGACATCATCTATAGATTTGCCCTGACTTTACGCTACCTATTGGTATGCTGTCGCTTTGAAAGGTTACACTCCATTCGTCAGCAATTGTATAAACGCCAGCTTGAAAACGAATCATTGCACCATATGCTAACGATTGATAGTCGCCATTCATTATTTCAGCGTCAATAACCTTATACATTCTTAACCCATCATCATTTTTGACAATCACGTCATATTTGACACCGCTAGTCGTACCAGGGGCAAATGTACCAGCAGTGCTAATAACTACTCTGACTTCGTCATAGTCAGTCATTGGCGGTCCACTTATTTTAATATCCTCAATATATCCAGTTGAAGAAGAATTGACAGAAACCTCTTTAATAACTCCAGATTCAGATTTGAACGACGTTTCGTTCCATAATGAATATTCTCTTCGTTTTAACTTATCTAATAATCCATCACCATCTGGACTTAGTGCCATAACCTCTATTGTTTCAGCTCTCTCAGGATTAGAACTTCTGATTAAGTCTGCACAAGCAAGTATAGCGTTAATACGAATCACAATAAAATCGTAGTCTCTGTTTGATGCGCCTTGATAATTAGCATTTCCACGCTTGTATATAGGTCTGTCTAGGTAAGACATTATTCTATCTGCCTGTTCTTTGCAGACAGTTGTCTTTAGGCCGTCCCAATCTTGACCGCCCTCAACAACTGCACTGTTAAGAGCCGTAACACTCGATGAGGTAACAAAGTATTGCAACGTATCTGTTGATGCCGTATAACCCGCTTCTCCGTTTGCATTTGGCGTGTCTGTGACCATTGTTACTTCTGCATTATCAACGAACAACTGAGACACATATCCAGTGCCACTTAATTGATAAAGATTGCTAGTTGCTGTTGTAGCCCAATTAGGAGCTAGGACTCTTTTCCTATCATACTTATCTATATCCCCAACCACGGCTTGGAGATCTGTTGTATTGTTACAAAATGTTGTTAAATAACTCATGCGAATGCAACCTCTTCTCTTATATTAGGCAAAATGGTGACATCAGGCACTTGTGTAGTAATTATTAATGCAACAATCGTCCCAATAACAATGTCAACGTCAATATCAGGCTGTTCTAATTGATTCACTAGAACTTGCAACTCTTGCATTACTTGTATCATTCGTTCAATCTTGGCTGATTCATCCATACTTACTTACAATCTCAGCGAAGTGTTGTGGAGTGCCAGCTCCTTTTGCACTATTGTAAAATTTTTTCCAATAGAATGCCTGATCTTCTAATGTTCTAGGTAGTGGTTTTGGCACTCTCCTATAATGCAAACGACAAAATACAATCTGTGCTGCAATGTTTGTTGTAAGTATGAATCTCCAATCATCTTCGTTTGGTTTCATAAAATACTTCCAATCTAGCATACAGACTTGTGCTACTTCTTTCATTAGAGATTCACGATATTTTAAATAATTATCGCAAATGTCTACGGCAACCCAAGGTTCGCACTGAAAGAAACCTCGCGCTGGACCTTTTATTTGTTGAAGATAAACGTACTTAGATTCCACTAAGCCAGTATTGTACACTAACTCTAACGCTTTAGTATCAGCATATTTATTACCTAGTTTATTAATAACATCACCAATGATGCCTTTCATTTGACTTGCGTCAATCATTTGCGTTTTTTACTCATCTTAGAAACTTTCTTTTTTTTCTTGGGTGACTTCTTTCCATATCCTTTTTTACTTGGCATCTTCAAACTCCGCCATAACCTCTTTCATCTTTTCTACCATTTGATCATCTTTTTTTGATGGCGTTAATTTAACAATCGTATTTAAGACTTTCATAATA